TGGCCGCCGTAACTATGGCTTCACCACACAAATTTATGAGGCCAATGAACTCATTGAAGTGGTGTATGGCTATCAACGGTTGATTGACAAGGAAGACAACTCCGAAGGTATCTACTGCACCGTATTCCATCGTGACCTAGACCGCAAGAAAGAGGCGCAGAATGTGCCTGCTTATGCAAAATTTGAGCTGATGAACGGCTACGAGGATTATCCTGTGGTTGTTACACGGCTGTTTGAAAACAGCAAACGTCTGTATGATACACAGAATGTTTCTGATTTGCTGCGTGGTATTCAATGGCAAGTAAAGGTAGAACGCGACAGCCGCATTGACCGCAACAGCATGGCTACCCTGCCTCCTGTGCTACACCCTGTGGGTAATGAACCCAAAGACTGGGGGCCGGGGCGTTACGTTCCCTATCGCCGCGCTGGTGAGTTCCAGTTTGGCCCTGTGCCGCAATATAATGCGGGTTCTGTAGAGATGGAGAACACACAGCTCAAGACGGCTGACAATCTTGTTGGCCTAGACCCAACAAATCCTTTGTCGTCTATTAAACAGCAGTTTTTTGTGGACAAGTTCTTGGGTCATGTGCGCGATGTCATCAAGATGTCTTTTAAGTGCTATCAACGCTTTGGCCCAGAACAAGTGTTCTTCCGTGTTACAGGTGTGCCTGACCCACAGCGGTTTGATAAGGGCAATCCTGATGAGGACTTTGACATCCTAATTAATTTTGATGTCCTCAACACCGACCCAGAGACACAAGAAGCAAAGCTCAATCAGCTTGTGTCGTTATTGCAACTCGACAAGAATGGCCGCATTAATGTGGATGCTCTCTTGGACATGGCGGCTGCCGCAATTGACCCAATGTTGGCCGACGCTATCTTGCAGCCAGCCGAGCAAGCACAGCAACAAATTGTCAAACAAGTAACCGATGACCTTACAAAAATCTCGTCCGCTATTGAAATGCCAGCCCGTCCAAATGGGGCGCAAATCGCGCTGCAAGTTATCACCCAATACGCCCAGCAGCCAGACGTTGTCCAGCGATTGCAGCAAGACGAAGCCTTTAAGGGCCGCCTCGAAAAGTATCATTCACAATATATCTTCCAGATGCAGCAAATGCAGAACGCCCAGATTGGCAAAATCGGGACTCAACCCGCTGCCGTTGGTGAAATGAATACGCAACAGATGGCGCAGCAATGAACAAGCCAATGTTTAATGTAAACTTTGCCCCGCAGCAGGGGCCAGCTCCAATGGCTGCCGTTGCGGCTACCCAGCAAGCTGCCAAGCAAGCTGCTCCTGCCCCAGATTTTGGGCAAGGCTTATACGAACAAGTGCGCCTGCACGAAGGTATCCGTGAATACGCCTACGAAGACACAGAAGGCAATCCCACCATTGGCATTGGTTTTAACTTAGCCGACAAGGACAATAAGAAGATATTGGCTGGTATGGGCTACAATGTTAAAGAAGTTATTGCTGGCAAGATTAGACTTACAGAGCCTGTCATTAGGAGCCTGTATGAAAGGTCTATTGCTAAGGCCACTAAGGACGCTAACAACTGGATTCCCAATCTTTCGGAGCAGCCAGAAGATGTGCAGAAGGCTGTGATTGATATGTCCTTTAACTTGGGCGCAACCAAGCTGGCTGGCTTTGCCAAAACCCGCGAAGCTCTGATTAATAAAAACTATAAAGAAGCGTCTAAACAAATGATGGATAGCAAATGGGCCAAGCAAGTGGGCAAACGTGCCAACACGCTTTCTGAGATGGTGCGCTCGGCCAAATAATCTTTATGCAAAAAGACCTTGTATTCCTCAGTAATTTCAAGCCGTTTGGAGAACTGCTTAAGCAAATCCAAGAGATGAGAGAGGATGCTATTAGCTCTCTGCTGGAGGCTAAGACAGAACACATTCAGCAAATTAGTGGGCAGATTATTGCCTACGACAGCATCTTGCAGCTTACAGAAGCTAAAGACGTTATTAAGAAGACAGATAATCTTCCTTAATAAGGGTAGCCTTACACATGGCCTTTTTCCGGCGGCCATGCAGCTCATAGCTTTTAATTAAATAGCTTGCGGTTTACAGCTTAAAATTAAAAAGAAACAAGAAAGAAAAACAGAGTATGAGACTAAATCTAGCCCCTTGTCAAGCAAATAATTTCATTTCTTGTATTCCTCGACTGAAACTATTTTTATTCCACGGAAGTTCTCTTTCATGGAAATGATGGCTTTTTGAGCGTCTGCTGCCCACATCGGCGTTTCGCCAGCACACAGCACCTCGGCATCATTTGGCAATCTGTCGTTCCCAGAACGGAGATATTGAGTCCATTTAATCTGATAGCGGTTCATCGTTGTGTGTTTTTTATCTTAACGTCTCCCGCCATCCAATACGGGGGATTCTCACGGCTATACTTAAAAATGCTGTGTTCTGGGATGATGAGTTCTCCCTTATGGCGGCGCATACTCTTGGCAATGTAATAGTGTTCTGGGGCAACCCAAGCATTTGGGTTCGTGCTGTAGTGGTTTATTACAAGGCTTTGCATAACATAAATATATGAGATAGATTAACATAAATACGTCAAGCATCAAAAAGGGGTGGTATTATCTGCCTATCGACTTCGCTAGTCGTTAAAAAGCGGCACAAACCTATGTCTGATGAAGTAACCGCACCCAACGCTGGGGGTGCTGATAGTAACCCAGTGGTAAAGTCCAACATTACAATGGCAGAACTTGCACGCCATCGTATTAGCCAGAAGACCCAAGGGCAACCGCCCTCGGCTCCTACGGCTTCAGAACCCAAGACTCAGGAGGAACCAGAGCATAAAGTGCAGCCGACTAAGGAGAGCGGCCCCACCGAAGCAAAGGAACCAACTAAGCCAAAGGATGTTCTTTCAAACGAAGTTGATTTAGAGAATATGTCAGAAGCGGAACTGCGCGAACTATCTGAAAAGCTAGGTTCGCGTGCCGTGGCCCGATTCGGGGAACTCACTGCTAAACGCAAACACGCCGAGGAACAGCTTGCTGCCCTTCGGAATGAGTTAAACAATCGCAATAACAGCGACCCACTCGCTTCTGAGAAAACCAAAGACAATCCCTATGCGTCTATCAAGACCCTTCCTGACCTACAGGCTAAAACCCAAGAAGTCGATGAGGTGATTGAATGGGCCGACGATGTGCTATGGAACAATGAGCATTTGGCGGCGGATGACGTAGTGGCAACAGTGAACGGTCAGGAGTTGACAAAATTGCAAGTGCGGAAAGCCCTGCGCGATGCTCAAAAAGCTCGCAAAGACTTTCTTCCCTCGCAGTTGCGTGAACTACAGGCTAGTGAACAACGTAAAGCCCTTCGCGGCCAAATGGACGTTGCTGCTAGACAGGAATTGGAATGGATGGGTGGTGAGGATAACGATGTTCGTAAGCAATATGAGATATTAAAGGGCAGTCCCCTTCTCAGAAAGGCTATGGATAGCGTCCCTGACCTAGAGCCTTACATGGAGTATATGGTGGCACACGCCGCTAATTCTATTTATGGCCGCAAGTCTATCAACATAGACAAGCCCAAAGCCTCAATCAACCCGCCTTCTTCGCCCGGTTTTTCGGCAGCTCAAACTGAGCAGCCCGAAGGTCGTCAGCAGAAGCAGGAGAGAGACATCAACGAGAGGTTCTTAAAGACTAATGCAGTAAGTGACTTCATTGCCCTCCGAACGCAACAAATTTCTAAACGTAAGTAATTATCTAACACAATGGCCTTTTCAAACACATTCGACACAACCAATCCGGGTTCTGCGGTATCAAACCGCGAAGACCTGCTTGACGTATTGACGATTCTTGCACCAGAGGAAACTCCTGTGCTGTCGTCCGCCCCTAAATCCAAAGCTTCCGCCACTTTCGTTGAGTGGACAGTGGACAGCCTTTCTGCTCCCGTCACAACGGGTGTTGCGGAAGGTTCTGATGTCACTGCCTTCACCGACAAGTTTGCTGGCCGCGCTCGCCTTGGCAACTATGTTCAAAAGTTCCGCCGTGACTTCATGGTGTCTGACTTGCAGAACGCTGTTGACTCGGTTGGCCCAGCGAAGATTGCCCAAGCGGAGGCGAAAGCCGTCCGTGAAATCAAGCGCGACATCGAAGCGACTTTGATGTCCAACAATGACCGCTCGGTCGAAGATGGTGGTAGCACCGTCTACGGTCTGCGCGGCCTTGGCGACTGGATTGACTCCGCTGGCCCAGCGGACGTTCCTGCTGCCTATCGCACTCCTGCTGCAAGCATTAGCGCGTCTGGCGCGGTGACAGAGACAGTGTTCAACAACCTCATCACCAGCATCTATCGCGTCACTGGCACAACAAACAGCCTCACGCTGGTTGCTGACACAGCCCTCCGTCGCGTTATC